CACTAAGTAATGCTTTAACATTGCCACCGCTTTGAACTAACTCTACATATTCTGTACCTGCCAGTGTACCGTTTGCGCCTAAATCACTAATTTTCTTGTCTGTCATGTCATCCCTCTAATAATCTGTAGCTGCCATCTTCTAATAGTCTTGTGCTGCTGTCCTCTAATAACCTCAAACCACTTCCGCCCAAGTATTCAATCTCATAGCTGACACAAATAGGCAAAGGAATAATACTTCCAATACTACTCAAACCCCTCAAGAAATACTCTTGCAAAGAGGTAAGGGTAGCGTAGTGTGTAATCTTTAAATGTGCATTCCCCATTTCTACTATGCTGCTGTCTGTTCTACTAACAATGTAATTAACAGCATCAATAACACCTTGAGGGGTTGTATTTGAAATGTTGGCTACAATTCTAGCTTTAATGATAAAACGGTATGTGTCATCATCCACTTCAAAAGAAGCACCCTCGCTATCAGAGATTGATTTCCAAGTTCCACCTAAAGATGAATCATACAAGCTACCAAATGTTTGTGCTTCTGCCGCCCCATCAAAACCAAAGAACGGGAACAACGAGAAGTCAACTAACACTCTTGGTTGACCAACAATAGCTCCAATCATATCTAGTTGACTACCGACTGCCGTCTCTAAACTTCTAAGACCAATTAAGTCTTGAAGCATATCTTGTATTTCAGTTATCTCTGTGATAAAGATATTGACATGGGCATCGAAGATTGGTTTGTTTTTAAACTGTTGTGTGTATCGGCTTCTAGCTTGCGTAAGGTAATCTACTTCTGTTATGCTGCCCATGAAGCCTCCTTACACAAACGATACTAAGATATTAGAAGCTGATATGTTGACAATCTCGTTATAATCAACTGATATGTTGCTTGTACCAACGGGGGATGCACTTGTACCAATTGTCATACCACTAACATAGAATCCACCTGTAGCACTGTTGATGGGTGTGTACAATCGACTGTACAAAACATCTTCACCAATCCCAAGTGTACTTAAATAATCAACTAAAGCTGTACGGATTAAATCTTCACCATCTGTCGGGAATGTACTATCAACAGATATTGTCAACGAGATGTAGATGGGTAAATCTGTCGGTCTGTCAAACGATATATCGTGTAATATGCCTTGACTATCAGCCACGCCTGTTGTCACTGTACCGTAGCTTAGAATACCTGCGGGTTTATTATTCCAAATTGCTTGAGCAATCTCTGTAGTGATACCACCTAAAACAATAGGGTAGAAGCTGTGTGCAGGAACAGGGGGAGACACGAAAGCTACATCAGTTTCATTCTCATAAATAACAACCTGCTTAACACCGTCAAGCTTTAACACGGAGGCATAAATAGCTTCGTAAGTGTTACTACCATCTTGAAACTTGGCTTGTAAGAACCGTAGCCGTAATTCAGCATCAGTCTCAACAACCTTACCTGCGATAGCTGCAAACGGGTTTGTTACTGTATCCCAACCAACCAAAGGTGATTGAATTGTTTCAATCGTATTAGCATCTTGAAGGTTAACACCTGTCTCTGTGCAGGTAGCTAATGTCTGTTTCTTAGCTTTATTAATCGTGAATTGAGATGCTACAAAGTCACAAGCATAGTCTTGATTTGTCACTTGAACAAGCAAATCAGCACCAACCAATGTTGCTTCAACGTATGTAGAGTGAGAGGCATTAACAACACCCATCAATCCGTTGACAATACTAGAAGTAGTAGCACTAACACCGCTAGTATAAGTAACAGTAACGGGATTAAGGTTGCTCCCAAGAACCTTATAGGTGAAAGAGTAAACCGTACTATCTGCCACAACTGTAGGGGTGATTTGGATTGCTGTAGCACCTGTTTCATTGAGAGTGATAGCCTCCTGAAATTCAAACACCTTGTTTGTGTTGGCACTACGAACATAGCTACCATCAGGAATTGTTACACCATAAGTACCTTTACTCACTAACAATGCCTGTGAAGCTGTAGCTGTATTACGAATAACTCCGCCTAACGCACAAAGCTCTTCTAAGGAAACACCTGTAGCTTGATTAATGTCAAAAGAACTATACACTTGCTGACTTGTTTCCCAAAGCTCTGCTAGTGGTTCAGCAATAATCTTAATCCATCTTCCTAGTACACTATTATCTGTTGTATCTAGTACATCGCCCGCGCCTAAGAAGCCACTAAACTCTGTATTAGCACTTGCTTTAAGAGAGGAAATAATATCTGTTAATCGTTTAACACTAAAACCTGTCGTGCTTAATCCTGCCATATCCCTCTCCGTTATTTATACCTATACACCAATTGAAGCAGTCAGAGTGGAATAGAAACCATCAACGGTTCTCACTGTAAACTGAATTGTAATCTTTCTTGTTGTCTTATCGACTACGCTACTGTAAGCTGTAATCTGCAACACCTCTTGTTCTTTTAATATCTCAGCTTGAATGATTGCATCAACAGCAGCTTTAGACCTATTCTTGCCAGCAATCTGATTGAAGTAGTCAATACCAATAGTGCCATCTAAGAACCATTCACCTTTAAATGTCTGTAATCTTATCTTTAGTCTTTGAGCTAGGTTTTCAGATGTTGTAGTAGTGAATGTTGGTGTTGTAATTGTGTTTGTTGTTGAGAGAAGGACATCCCCTGTCTCATCGTTTAGTTTGATGTCCATAGTTATTTCTCTCTCTTAAATTGTTGCGATTGTCAGCGTATTCCATGTGTAATATAACCCTGTTACAGCGATGTTCCCTGTGTATATAGAGTTACCTAATACATTAAACGCTCCTATCACAGATGTAGCACCTGTAAATGTGGATGTACCTGTTACACTTAGATTACCAATAATATTCATATTAGCATTAGAGACAATTGGAGTAGGGCTTGACATTGTAACAGCACCAGCTAGTGTGGTAGCACCTACAACATTAAAACTTCCAACTACATTTACAATTGGGCTGACTATTTCTACTTGGAGTGGTGATGTTATCTGAACCTTCCCTGTAGGCTTCATCCTCACTTCACACTCTGTTGGCAAGCCAATGTTGTGTGTCATCACCATGTCATCAACACTGTGCGTTAAAGTGCGCTTTATAGGGTCATTGATTGATTTTGAGAAAGGATTTACACACGGGATAGCAATAGCATCTCTTTTATCAAAGCTACGCATATCAATCGGGTCATGTGCTGACGTAGCACCACTCTTAAATACATCCAACCCTTTCTGACTAAATACAAGAAGAACATTATCCCCTTGATTGATTGGGAATGTTAAAGCTGAGGTTGAGGAGCTAGGGAACTGAACAGGGACGGAAAGGATTTCAGGGTATTCTAATATCTCACCATCAATATACTTCTTGTTCACTACAGGTTGTACGTCAATGCGGCACTCATTCAACTTACTAACATTAGTAACTTCCGCTACCATAGTCACATAAATATCTGATAACCTGAAATCAATCTGTGCATTAAGGATTGTTTCTAAACTGTTTTCCATTATACTAAATCCTTGACGTTATCGCCCCATATTTGCATAAACCACTCTCCACCTCTTGTATCACCACTATACTTAATAGTTCTAACGCGGTAGTAACCACTAAGTTTTGTTTTAGTGCTATCAAGACGTATCAAACTATTAGGTTTAACAGAGGGGTTTAGCAAGGCTTTCAATTCAATGTTTGAGCGTTGAATTTTACGTTTAGTTTGCTTACGAGGCTTACCACTTTTAGTTGGTTTTAATTCCTCTGTGATGTCGGTTTCGTTATCTTCTAACGGTTGCTCAATAGCTTGCGTAACTTCTTCCGTATGAGTGTATGGTATGTCAAGCAACCCACTCTCTTGTGAAAGTACAATAGCTGTTTCAACATTCTTGTTAGGCGATACACTTCGTTTATCTTTAACTGTTAACTTGCCTTCCAGTATTGACCACTCTAAATCGTTTGGCTTACACAAGTCATCTAGGATTTGTTTCAGTGTTCCAGTTGCAGGATAGCCGAAAGTGAGTGTTCTATCTGTGTTGCCACTAGCAATCACATCAACTTCTAGGTTATTATTCTCTGCAATGTTCTGAATAACAAAACCAATAGTTACACCTTCGGGGTAGGTCTTGTGAACCTTCACACCATTCAATATCTTAAAGCCATCAGCAATCTTGAAAGTAGTCTCTGTATCAACACCAACTTTCTTAGTCATTATCTGTACAACATCACCTTTCAGTAATTGCTGTATGCTACCAACATAGCCAACAGCCAGTGTGGCACTCAAGGCCATTTGTTTGTCGCTAAACTTGTCTAATGTGGTTTGAGCTAGGTTATAAACTTTCACTTCTGCCGAGTTGTTTTTATTCGCATGGTCAACATTTTGTTGAATGTCGAAGCTTAATCGTAGCTCTGTTATTGTGAACAGCTTACCATTGTCGCGGTCATATAAAGTGAGAACATAATCTCTTTGAAATTGATACATTCTCACCTCTTATTAAACTGTTATTGTATAGAATAGAAAGTAGTAATCTTTCCAATTCTTAATTGTTTCTTCTGTATCAATCATTGATAAATCATAAGGCCAAAGAGTAAACATACCGTTAAACCCATTTACCTTCATAACACTGTTTATTGGAAACATGGTTATAGGGTTAATTACAACACCTTCAAAAACCACTACTCCGTTTGTTTTCACAAGCGTAGCGCAATATCGTTTTACCTTATTATTCCATATAAAAGACATATTGCAAGATTGTTTGTCTAGGACAACATTAACAACAAAGTTAGGTGAGTTGAGTATCTCTATTGATCTATAAGTTCTTGCTACTAAAGCCATACACCCCCCTTATTTTTGAGCTTTCCTTAGCTCTTGTTGTATTTTTATCTTAGTGGCTTCAATGTGTGCATTGTTCAGCATCATCTGCTCTTGTAGAGCTTTGTTAAGGGTTGTTGTAGTAGAATCACTTTCTGCCGCACCTGCTTCCTCTTTAGTTAAACTGCACAAAGGTTGCCCTTTATCTGTTTTAAGTTTTTCAATAGGAATATTTTCTACTTTAGTCAAAGTGCCACCACTTGTTGTCTTGAAAGAATAGGTGAATGTTCCAACACCGTTAATAATGCTTAACAAACCAACATTATTTTTGTACTTGTAGTTCTCATCTCTGTAGCTTTTTCCAGCACAATCCGCCGTACCACCTGTATTATTAGCCCCCGCTGCTGCATCAGCTACTTTAGAGTCAGGAAGTTTGGGTATCTTGCTTGTATTTACTTCTTCTACTTTCACTTGTACAACATTAATCTTTTCAAAAGACATATCGGGATAAACAGCGTACCCTGTATTCTCATCCTCTTTAAATGACAAAGAAGTGAGGATGCAGTCTGTGTGTTGTACTAATTCACCACTGTCAGGGTATTCTAGGATTGTAACCAACAAAGAGTTTTTACGAATATCAATTAAACGTCTCTTGATGTATTCTGCACGTTGTTTATCGGGTACAACCGCACCATAAGTGTTTAACAGGCCATTCGCAAAGGAAGCTGTTACTGCACTACGAAGATACCCGTCATCATACCCCTCTTTCTTTGTTGCCAAATCCTTACTTGGGTTAAGGAAGTCATAATCACTAACAACCCCACTCACCTTAAACTTATCATTGTCAGATGTAACGTGGTCTGTGATTGTACTACCACTTTCAATTGGGTGGGATGATACACTTCCTGTGTAGGATTCATCGAAAGATGTGACACAACTAAGTGTAATAATGTCTGAACTAGCTTGGTCTTTTATTACAATAATCATGTCACTTCCTTTTAGTATGTGCTTGGGTTGTAAAACCTAAACTCTTTAGAGGCTGCTTGCCCCATTGCTTCGCCAAACAAAGACATATCCCCCGTTTGAAGGATAGCTGCCTGTTGCGGAGTCATCTGTGGTAGGTTCACTTGTACAGTGATTGGTTGGACAACTTGCGATGGTGCAATGCCTACAGGTGTTTTATACTTTTCACTAAAGGCTTCGATATTAGCTTTTATTTGACTACTATCACTTTTTCTAGCTCCAAGTAATGTCTCTGTAGCCGCATTGACTGCGTTTTGCTTCCCTTCACTGTAGGTATCGTACCCCATATTCTTAGGCAGTAGATGAAGTTTTGCAAGTATAGGTATTAACCACAACTCAAAATCCACCATCCACACTTTAATATCAGAGAGTAACAAACCTATTGTATATACAATAGATGTCAGCCAACTGTCTTGTATATCTTTACCCGATAACACATCTAAAAACTCTGATACAGCCATCGCCCCTGCGATAAACAAAGCTAGTGGTGCAAGCGTTCCCGTAAGAATAGCCCCTACTCTTGTCATCGTAAGACTAAGCCTCAGCCAAGCTGCCTCAGCAAAGGTTGCTGCTGCTGCGAACTGCGTAAAGGTAGATGTAAACAAGAAAGTCATACCAACAACTGCTGCGGCAATAGTGGTAGCAAATAAGGTTTTAAGTGTTAACAATCCCTCTGTTAAGAAGTCAAACAAGTTTTTTACTGTGTGCATCAAACCTTTAAATGCTTTAGCCACCATCGGCACAGCTTCACTTCCATAAGCAAACATCACAGCTAACGCATGGTCTAAACCACCTTTCATAACGATGTATGAAAACTCTTTCAAGCTATTGTTAAATCTTACTTGAGCAACTTGACTGTTCTCTAACGCTTCGGCTAATGCACCACCTGTGTTTGCAATGATTGTTAATTTGTCAGCCACGATTGGCAGTAACTCAGCAGGGTCTAGTAACCCTCTTTTCATTACATCGTCAAACGTAGTGAACTTAGCCCCCATTTTCTCTTTAGCTGCTTCTGTTAACAGCTTGATAAACGGTGTTACACGTTGACCCATCTGTAAGCGAGCTTCTTGAGCCTGAATCTTGTCTTTACCAAACATCTGCTGAATAGCTAAGTTAGCTAGACGTTGATCTTCGGTTGTCATGTGGACTGTTGCGTAGTATTTGTTAAACCCTGTGAACATTTTTTGCATCTGTTCAGGATTCATTTTCTCTTGCGCTGTTACAACGATTTGAGCATAGGCGTTACCTGCACCAACTAAATCTAAACCTAGTTGTTGTGAAAGCTCACGAACGTATTTCATGTTATTAGCGAAAGCTTCTGAGCTTTTACTAACAGCTTTCATTTTCAATTCCATTGCGAACATTTCACGGCCAGCACCGATAAGCTCGCGGAAGGCATAGCCACCGCCAAGCATACCACCTAGTCCCATGCCCATTGGTAGCATAGGTTTTAGGAAGGCCATAATACCAGCAGTTTCTAGTAACCCTGCACCTGCGCCACTTGGAGGTCTGCCCGCGCCACCGTGACCGCCATTACCGTTACCTGCGCCATTACCCCCACCTCTGAACCCTCCCCCTACTCGCGGCAAGGGAGAACCCGCAGCACCTCTTAAACGCTCTAATAGAAGGACTACAGGCAGCAATGCGTGTGCATAGCTGTTGAGTGCTACAATGTTTGAATTGAGACGTTTCTCAAAGTTTGATAATTTGATTTGAGATTTAGATGCTTCTTGAGCTACTTGATGAAGGACACCGTTAGATGCCTCCATAACTTTTACATAAGCTCTGGCTGCGGCTGCGATTGACTTGCGCCAACTTTGCATGGATTTTGCATCAAATGTATTCTGCATCTTTCCAAAGGATGAAAGCATACTTTTCAGTGCTTTAGCTGTAGCTGCAACAAGGGCTAAAGTCCCGCCCATTTCCTTCTTCGTTAGTTCCATTTCTTTACGAAACGCAACCAGTCCCGAACTATCTACTTGGAAGGACATCTGGGCGTAGAAACTGGCAATAGCCGACATAAGCTTTACTCCTTTATTGGTTAAGGCTTATGCCTACTATTAATCCGTTATTTCTATTTGATACTCTAGCAAAGCTTTGTACGCTCTGTAGTCTAATTCTTCTTTGTGCTTCTCTGCTACTGTTTGAATCTGTTGTTCCTTTGCAGATTTGTATGATAAGAAAGCCTCGTATGGTGTATCATATATACCTATGTGTGTAACTTTACCGTTAATTCCGCAGCTTGCAGTGTATCTTTGTCTTTGTTTGTGTAAAGACACGCCTATGGGGTACAGACCCCTATTCTTCTGCTTTCTCAAAAGTAGTGCATTTATCTCTTGTGGAACAAAAACACAATTATCTTCACTATAAACTCTATTTCTTTTGAAAAGAATGTCTTTATCTAAACACCAAGCTCTGCCATCACTATCTACAGTTCCGAAACCAATTTGGGTTTGACACCAATCATAAAAGAATGAGTATGACTTGAAGTTTTCTGACACACAGCAGTCAGAATAGTTGTCATTTCTTAACCCACGTTTTTGAGCGTAGCACCTTTGTAAAATACTTTGCCATAAGGCGTATTCTTTTACTTTTATACCTTGCTTAAATACAGGTACACCTTTATCATTAAGCCCAACACCGTAAACAAGTCTGCTCATATCCACCTCCACAATTAAACGTGAAGTTTAACATAAGATACCTAAAAGTGCAACAGTTATTTATTCCCTTTCGGTTGCGTATCTATTCTAATAGCGTCCTGTAGTTCCAATAACTCCATCATGTCGTACACATCTTCTAACCCATATACAGTTTGTAATTCGTGCAGCGTAGCCAGCTTTGTTTCACTTGTCAGTATTCTAAATATTTCGCTAGGCTGTTTAAACTCAGCATCTATTTGCTTAGACAAATGAGAGGAAAGTTTAGCACCTCCCTCATCTTCCGTTACGCGCCTACGGAATCTGGCTGAATAAAAACATCTAAGAAATTGAGCTTGATAATTGCAAACAACAGTTTATACAATGTACCTAAATTGCCCGTGAACTCATTGTCAAAATTAATACTCATAGTCCCTTTAGTAGCACCACAAGCAATCAAGTTTTTAGCTAAATCAACAATGTTCACCTTCTCAACATCTTCAATCAGCGTATCAACAATCTTTTTCATCACTTCGCCTTCTAACTTGGCGATAGCCTCAGGTGTCTTAGCACTGCCGTCATTCCCTTCAAAGAATGCTACTAGGCTACGCCCAATAAGCTTCATTATTTGAGGCTGGAGCGATAATGCTCTTGTAGCTACAATGGTATTGATTGTATATTCAACGCCATTAATCTCTTGTCTTTCTTGCTTAATCATAATTCCCTCTCTCTGTTATTCTAAACGATTAAATCTGTCACTCCGCCGATAGCGGTTGGACTCACTCTAAATGTCCACACACGGTTCACAAGTTCTTCTTGTTGTTCTAAATCCGAAGCTGTTTCTATATAACCTACACTTCGTAAATGAACAACTCCGCCACTGCCTAAAATCAATATATCAACAAAAGAGTCTACTGCGCTCTCTGAGGCATTAGCTAACTGTTGTAAATAAACATTTGTAATGGATGTTTGTAATAATGTCACTGTTACAGTGAATGGCTTGCGCCTTGTTCTTATTCTTGTAGAGTAGGCTTCACTAATTCCATTAATGGTTTTAGATATTGCGTCTCCACGTTTTGTATTTATACTAACAACACCTTGACAAGTATGCCCTGCAATTGTTATTGAGTTTTGGGATGGGTCATATACGGTGAGCGTCATACTAACCCTCCAATAATACCTGTTACACTTTCAGCTATTGCGCCAATACCTGCTAGTTCGGCTAAGAGGTCATCGTCATTATTTCCTGCTATAGAACTAGAAGCATTAAGGCATTTTATTGTCCATGTCCGTCCCTCCATACCTGCACTATATACCACCTCTGGCTCTTCTGATAACCACACGTCAGTTCCAAAGAACACGCTATTCCCACTTCCATCTTTGATAATAAAAGGTAGTTTAGAAATGATGTTGCTAACTGTAGTTTTAATACCAGACAAACTACTAAGCCCACTGAAAGGGCTTGTGCTATCTAACTTTGTTAACGACTTCATCATAGTTTTCTGCAAGCTATGTAAGAATTGGTTAGAAGATGATGTCTGTGCTAATGTTAAAGTGATAGTGTAGGTAGAATATTTCTGTACTGATATAGCACAGTGTCCGTCCATGCTGCGGACATGGTTGAAGATCGGTGTCTCACGTTTTATTGAGACAAAGCTTCCCTCCATAAATCCTGATATGTGTTTCAGGCCATAAATGACCGATACATCGCTTGGGCTATATGTACTGACGGCCATTCACTTCTCCATTTTAATCTGTAATTTCTACTCGGTAGTTTATTAAGGCTTCGTAAGCTCTAGGGTCTAGTTGGTCTTTGTATTCGTTGGCTACTTTCTTAATGTAGGACTCTTTTACTTTCTTATAGGCTTGGAATGCTTCTTCTTGTGTGTTGAAGTATCCTATTATCCTCTGCTCACTTTTCCCAACACTACATCTCGCGCCAAATTTAGTCCCATATAAAAACACACCAACAGGGTAAGACCCTCTTGTTTTATCACATTTGAGAAGCAAAGAATTTACCATTGCGGGTACAAAACAACAAGTATCTTCAGAATAAACTTTATTATCTTTTGCCAACAAGTCTTTATCTAGCTGCCAAACCTTCCCTTTATCGCTTGTGTTTCCAAACCCTATCTGTTCTTGACACCATTCATAAAAGAACGAATAATGTTTGAAGTTTTCTGATACAGAACAACCCGTATATGTTGGGTTTGCTAATTGAAACTTACTACTGTAACATCTTTTTAGCATTCCAAACCAAGCATCGTACTCTATGTAATTTTTACCTTGTTTTCTTGCAAGGTACTTCCTATCATTAAAACCAACACCATTTACCAATTTACTCACTATGTTATACTCCAACTTATTTATGGCTGGAGTATAACACAACAAGCTTATATGTCAATAGCAATTTGTAGTCTTAAGCTACCCAATCAGCCGCAACTGTACCACCTAAAGCTTCGATTGTAGCTACATCTTCTGCTGATACTTTACCATTACCACCGATGATGCTTGTCATTTCAGCAGCTTGAATCTGCCATTCACGACCCTGCATACCACTTCCGAAGGCACTGTTCGGCACAACACCGACCCATGCTTCTAGGCTATGATATACTGACCTTCCACTCGCATCTTTGACAGTGATAGAGAACAGACCACTACTATTCCTAGCAGCGGCATCATTTCTTTGGAGTAAGTCCAAGACATCGTTCGATACAGAGGTCTGTGCAAGACTTAGTGTAATCATACCGCTTTTGTCTGCTTTATAAATTCGACTAGTTTTGTTGTCAATACCAGTATGTTTTTCATAGCTATCACTACCACGCTCTACGGTGATATTACTATCCTCCATATAACCTGAAATGACGTGTGTGAAACCTGCTTGACTGATTACAACAGTTACATCAATAGGAGATAGCGTAGCCACTCTTGAAGTTGTCATATTCTATTCTCCTTAAGCAAACACTGTGCCGCTAATTGTTGTAGCACGAATAGCACCCGCTAAACGAGCCGTAAATGTTACATCAGGTAATGTACGAGTAGCACGTTGAGCAGAACTCAAGTTCAATACATTAGGCACTGTAACAACTGGTGCTGGATCATCAGCGAGTCCACCCACTTGAATACCCTCAGCCATAACTGACCTCATTGCGCCCTCAATAGCTGCTGCACCTGCTGACGTATAACCAATCTTACGAGTGTTAACTAACAAAGCCCATACACTTTCTTGGATACGGGATTTCAACCAATCTACAAAGATTGACTCATCAATCCAACCACCGTCAGCACACTTGCCACCGATAACAACATCAACACTACCCACATTCTCGTATGTAGCACCATTCTTACCGTGAATGTAACTAATCTCATCAGGTGTTAATGTATCAACTGTTAAGCCAACAATAGTTTTCTGTTCCCAAATGTTGCTACCAGCTTGTTCAGGCGCAAAGCGACCAACCAAACCACATTCAGCAAATGAAGTAGCCATGCCGCTATAGATGTAAGCTGTATGTGTATAACTCAATGCTTTAACTAAACTGAAAATGTCAGTAGTAGCAGAGGTTTTAATATCACTAGCTGCACTAGAGAACACATAGAACTTAGGTGATGTAGCTTTGATGCCCTCGATATAAGCTGCAACAGCTAATACATCAGCATCAACGTGTGTATCAATGGACAACATATACCATTGGTCTTTAACAGCACGAACGGCAGGAATAGTTGCTGACACCCAATCCTCTACAGATGCAGCATTAACAGGAACTAAGTTAGCTGTATAATTTGCAATACTAGAAGCATCCCCTGACGGGGTTAAAATCAACGTATTGCTGCCTGTTGCAACAATACCACTAGCACCAGATGTAGGTATAAGGGCGGACGTTAAAGCCGCTTTTAATCCCGTTACAATCTCGGCTGCTGTAGCAGAACCGTCAGATGTGAATGTAATCAATGTGCCGTTAGCTTTGAAGCTATATACTGCTGTATTAGCAACCGTAGGTGTAATTGTTACACTTGGAACTAAACGACGACCAACTACAATCTTGCTTGGTGCAACTGCTTGACCAAAGTATAATGTAGCTGCTTTATAAACAGCCGACGTTGTTGCGAAACCTGCTGATAAGATGTCAGCTAAAGAAGTGTATTCCTTAGCACGTTCAGCAAAGATTGTGTGTTCTGCAATGAAGCAAGGGATTGAAAAAGAAGCTCGTTGAATTGTACGAGTTTCCCGTGTAATGCTAACATCGACGATGTTATTTAATGTTGTCA